GTCGTGTCCGCGCATCTCAAGCTTGGGTAATCCGTCTTGGGTGAACTTGGGTGCGCCGTACTGATCCTTCGCCTGGGCGATGTGGTACAGCTCATGCTCGACCAGTGCACAGAAGTCAGCGTCGGAGCACTGGGCGCAGTAATCAGCAGCCAGCGTGATGATGTAGGCCGGCACGTCGCCGAACCAATCCAGCATCTGCTGCTCCATCCGGGCTTTCTGCCAGCCACCAGCGCGGAAAGCGACCTGTTCGGCCTGCCCTACCACCGTGCGGCCCTTCTTCGTGAAGGCAGCAGATGCCCACATCACACGAATGTCCGCATCGATCAGATGGGCGTGGTCTTCGTTGTGGATGCTGCCGGTGTCAGCGAGGATTTCGGCCTGGAGCCATTCCCATACCTCAGGCGCTGGGGTGAGGCGTATACCGAAGTCACTCAGATCGGCCAGTTCAAGCAGGCTTGCTGGAGGTAGTGGCCTGTTCAATTGGGGTCACCTTGATCTCCCCCCAAACGGGGTGATAGTCGATGTGATTGCCGTCGGTACTGCGCAGAGGCATGTCGGCCACTACAGCGATGCCAGCCTCCGTGTCGCAGTAAACCACGCAGTCGATGCGCTTCCCGTCGAGGAAGACTTCTCGCTGGCCCCTGCCATCGTCCGCCCAATGGACGTGCCGGCCTGTTTGGTCACTCATATTTCACCCCGTGTCGCGACACAATTTGCTGATTCGCGAAACGTGTCGCGACTTACTTGGATCGGCGCTCGATCCCGCCAGGCGCCTTTTCACAGTGCAGGCAGTGCTCACAGTTCAACGTCCGGCAGAGCCAGGCTTTCACCCGCTGCCACCAGATGACCATGAAGATGTGACGCATACCGGCAAGGGCCAACGAGACGTGCAACGTGATACCGGCAGTGGTTGGGCCGATGATGAAGATGTTCTGGTTGCGGCTCATCACCACAAACCCGCTGATGGCGATCGCTGAATAGATCAGCTTGCCGAGGATTCCGTCCCGCACTCGACCGCTCAGAACACACCAGGTCGCCCACAAGGCAATCAAGCCGCAGGCGATGGAGTTGATCAATTCAAGACTCATGGTGGATTGCCTCCCCCGAACCGCTGGCGAATGAGCGCCCAGAGGTCAGCGGCTTTGATGGCTCGGTTAATGGCTGCGAGCAGCGATCCGCCGAAGGTTCCCAGCAGGAAGCCAATTCCCGCGACGATCTTCGGCTCTGTCACACCCAGATAGGTGCTGACCATGCTCGTCAGGTACAGCGAGCAGGCAATGCCAGTGACCAGGAAGATCATCCAGGCACGCCAGTCGGCCAGATCGTCTTTGTGCCACCAGCTTGCGACGACAGCACCGACCAGTCCTGCGATCAGCAATTCAAACCTGTCGATCTTGTCGAGCAGGCGCTGCAATAACTCCATGCGCTCGACTCCGTGGATGCATGTGAATAGGTCGGCCCCGCTGCACTCCCAGCTCGGAGCAATGGGTGTGGGGAGCCGAAAACGAAAAAGCCCCTGCGAATGCAGAGGCTTCATGGTGTAAAAAAAAAGCCCCGCATCTGCAGGGCTATTTTGGGAGGTTATACCTCGGATTAATCGGGGACGTTACCGTTTGCTACGCATCCCGCCAGGACGGCGACGATTGATACAAATGTTGCGTTAACGAATGTTGCTGCCAGTGTTTTGATCATCTGTAACTCCTTGCACGCAAATTGAACTGTTGCGTTCAGCGATCCAATGAAGCTTGAAAGTGCGGTCAAAATAACCATCGTCAAAAAAAGGATCGCCATCAAGGAAGGCTGCGTAACGGGATTCGAACCATGTCCCCAGAAACTGGGTGGCCGGTAGTTAACCTGCTCATACCCCAATCATACCAGTGTGCATATGTCGAATTAAACATTGGCCATCAAAAAACCCGGCGCGGCGGCCGGGTTTCGAGGTAGTCGTGCGCTGGAGGTAAGTTGCGCAGTGTGGGAAAAGTACATCAAATTCCCCACCATGGCAACACCTTTATGCCGCATCCTCTGATTTTTCTGCGTGAATAACCTGCCAAACTGGCTCTTGAGCTTGAATATCCACTTCCTCGATAGCCTTTCGCAGGAAATTCCAGATGTCGAGCCAATCTCGATCCCAGTGCTTGGGCTGGATAGCGATCCCGTACAGCTTCATCATGGCGTCAGACACTCGAGCTGGCCCCCACGCATCGCCGCCGTTCGCCTCGGCCTTGTAGGACTGCAGGGCGCAGGTGATCAAGCAATGCACCTTCGCAGCCTTGGCATCAGTGAGCGCACTAAAGTCAGTATCCGACCAGATCAGCTTCTCGGCATTGAGCATGTGCACGACGGTCATGCACGGGTGGTAGAGGTAGTGCCCCAACTGCTGTACCTGGAACGGCAGCGACTCGATCGCCTTCTGCACCTTCCCCATGGTAACCAGGTGCGCTGCCCGATGTGTCGACCGTCCAATAGGCGTGCGGCGTGTCTCGGCGATGTGGATCTTCTGGCGGACAGCCATGATGCGCTCTTCCTTGTCCTCGCCCTGGGCGGCAAAGATGACCTCTCGAAGCGCGGCCTTTTCCTTCCGGACGACAGTCGCGGATTTTGCCCGGTCAGCCGCCGCTGCACTGATTGAGGCGTTCGACTCATGCTGTGCGTCTGTCCACGCTTGACGTGCGTTGATCAATTTCATGCTGCCTGCCCCTTTTTCAGTTCTCGGGTCTTGGCCCGGTATTCGGCCTTGATGGTTTTGATTTCTTCGACGGTCAGCTTCTGGGGCTGATGAGGCCCTTCGATCCAGGCCACCTTGTCGGCGCCGATGCGCTGCACCAACCGGATGCGGTACTCGACCGCGTTGCCGGAAAGGTTGCGATTGCACTTCACACACTGGCGGTGGATGTTCAGCGGCTCGAAGCGCAGCTCAGGACAGGCGCCGACGGATCGGTAATGGCCGGCGTCCCAGCGGCTGCCGGTGATCAGGTCACTGTCGTTCGGCATCGAGTCGCAACTGATGCACGGAAGGTGCGCATCGCGGAGTCGGACATACTCGTTCACCGCCGCCTGGGCTTCGCGCAGGTGATCAGCCCTGGTCTTCAGTTTCTCTTTGCGGACTTTGATCTCGCGGCGACCGAGCTGGGCGATGGCCTTCTTTGCCTTCTGCTCGTTCCGTGGTGCGTCCTTCAGCGCGCAGGCTGGGCTGCACACGGCCTGACCTAGCCGCGCAGGGACGAATGAGGCCCCGCAGGAAGCAACGCGGCATTTCTTCGGTTTGGGCGCCTTCTTTTCCTTGATGGCTACGCGCATGGCTCCGCCTCCTTGGGAACAATGGTGGCCGCGGCAGTGCGATAGGAGTAATCGCCGCAGACCGCAATAACCGTGTAGTCCTTGAGACCGAGTCGAAACGTGTCACCGCATTCTGGCGGGGTGTCCTCGGCAGTTTTGATGATCGCTGTGCCGTTCAGATACCAGGTGGTGAGGCACTTCGAGAGCGCCTCAGCAGTAGTGAAAAACTTGGCTTCTCGCATCAGTAGCGCCCTCCCCACTTGTCCTGCTCAGTCCAGCGAACGCCATGCTCGGCGCCGAAGGCATGCATCAGCTCGAACAGATCGCTGAACCACTTCTGCGACTGCTTGCGGGTCGAAACGGCCATCACGACGAAGCCACCGTCGAGGCCGGGCTCTGCGCGTTGCTTCTCCAGCGAGGCGCTGAAGAGGCACTTCCAGTCCTCACTGGTCAGTTTTTTGCCGTGCCAGATGACCTGCTCGGACACGTCCTTGAGCATTGCCCACATCTTCCGATTGCAGACGTCAGGGCGCTTCTCGTCGCGGATCACCACCACTTTTGGCTTGCTCAGGTCGATGGCGTGGAGAACGCCGGCGAGGCGGTTGACGTCTCGCTGATCACGGATCGTGTATTCGGGATTCATGGATGTTCGCTCCCACAGGCAGAGCGTTGCAGGGACGGGGCTTCAGGCGCAGGCGAGCCCTGCTCGCTCCCACTGACAACTGACCGCCCTTTGCTCATGGCGGCGTCGATGGACGCGATGGCCGCTTGGCGCCTTGGGTGCCTGAAGGAAATCTCGTTGTTTTCATCCAGAAGCCCGCGCACCTCGGCTTCGTGAAGAATGAATTCGCGGGCGTCCAGCGCAGCCTTGCGCAGCCCCTCGTTCTCAGCCAAAAGCTCCAGCGCAACTTCCTCCACGGTCTTCTCCCCGAGGAATTCCTGCAGGGCCTCGGTGTTGCGCTTCCACTCCGCACAATTGGCCTTCCAGGCAGCGACCTCGCTCCACAGCAGGGACTGGAGTTTCTGTTTGTCGATGGTCATGTCCTTTGCTCCCCTGCTTCCAATTCCTGGGCCTGCTTGATCAGCAGCGCCCGGCGATCAGCCAGTTCGTTGGCTGCCAAAATTCGCAGCTCTATTTTTTCCTCGTCCGTGGCTTTGCGCATCGCCAGCATCGAATCCTTCACCGCGGCGAGCCTCTCGCGCAGTTTTGGGGAAGGCCGCGCGACCTCACCGGTGAGCAGCGCAACCACGGCTCTACCGTCTTCAGTGACCGGTGCGACACTCAAGTCGGCCAGGTACTGCTGAGCGCGCTCCTGTGGGATTCGCTGCATTTGCAGGGCTTTGGTAATCGCCTGCGTGCGGCGGTTGGCGTCGAAGCCGACAGACACATGCCAGTTCACCTCTTTGCTGTCCTCCCGAGCCTGCCCCACCAGACGCTCGTAAGCGCTGTTGAACGCCATGCGCGCACCGACCTTGTCGCCGGCATCGAGTACAGGTTTCGCAGCAGCCAGCGCGAGCTGGATTTCATCGGTCAGCACCACGGTTTCAAATTCATCGTTGGTGGTCATGGCGATCGCCCATGCTTCGTCCTTGCCCGGGCGGCCGTCAGCGGCTTGCACTCGCTGGAGAATGTCGGCCATTGCCAACTTGCCTCTCACTTCAAAACGGCAGGCCTTCAGCGCTGCTTTCACGACCGGCACCGGGTAAGCGCAGAGGTCTTCGGCCATGATCGCCGCAGTGCCTGGGTTCATTTCCTGCCCCATGGCCTCCGCGGTGGCGCAGATCGCGGCGGCGAGGCCAGCAACCTGCTGGTCGTTCATTTCAAAGGTACTCATTGCGCTCCCCTGCTTTGCGCTTGGCCAAGACCATTTGCGCGGCCTGTTCGGCGGCGGATACGTTCGCCTCGGTGCGTTCCATCTGGCGTGCGGTTGTCCCGTTGATGCGCTGACCTGTCACCCACTGGGTGTGGTAGCTCTCGGCGTTGGCCAGCAGCTCGTTGAGGCTGTGGCACTTGCGCAGGACGGCGGCATCGCTGGTTTTCAGAAAGTGGGCAGCGACGTGGTGAGCGAGATCGGCACCGAGTCGGTCCACCAGTTGACCGAGCTGGCCACCGACCTTGGCGTTCCACACTGGCCAAGTGCTGTAGCGCTTGCGGTAGGCCATGGCGTAGTTCGCCCAGACCTTGAAGGTTTTGCAGGACTGGTCTTTCGGGCCCGGCATGTCAGCGGGAATCTCAACCCGTGGCGTGTCGGTGCGATCAACCACCAGCACTAGGTTGCGGGCCGGCTTGTCCGGGCTGCCTTGCAAGTCCTGACTGGTATCCTGATTAGTACCCTGATGATTGGTATCCTGATTTGTCGGAAATTTTTCCGACCCTGACTCGGATTTTTCTCCGACCTTGCTCGGATTTTTTTCCGAGGTAGATCGGATTTTTTTCCGACCTTCGTTCTTTGGTGGGGTCGGATATTTTTCCGACCCATCCAGCTTCTGGTTCCACTCGATCGCCTTCTCGGTCAGGCGGAACAGCGTGATGTTCGAAGTGCTGGAAAGCTCAATCAAACCCGCCTCTTCCAAGGCCTTCAGCATGCGGTAGGCAGTGTCTGGCTTGTCAGTGAGCAGCGGCAGCTCCTCAATGATCTTGGCCTTGCTCAGCGCGAAGAAGATCCCGTCGTCAGTCTTGATTGGCTTGGTCCAGCTCGGGCAGCCGTAGATGAAGGCGAACAGCAGGGCCTGCTGTGAGTTCAGCCCCCACTCCAACGCCTTCACCTGATTGATCGTTAGGGTGAACTGCATGTCAGGTGTTCCTGACGCAGGATGAGAAAACAAACGCGAGCGACACGTTCTGCGAATTCTGAAAACATGTCGCGACATCGTTTGGGGTATTGCTGGAATTTGGCTGGCTCTGCATAATCGGGCCTCTCTAGTTTTGCGAATCAGCCGACCTTCTCCGTCGGCTTTTTTGTGCCCTGGATTCAGACAAGCTTCAAATTCGGTTTGTGTTTTGCGATCAGCGCTTCAGCCTTCCGGCCAAGCTCCCCTGCCCGCGCCTCAACTTGGCGGCACTGTTCGGCGAACGCCGGTAGGTGTGGAAGGTCCTCTTCGCACATCACCTGGTCGTCAAATACTTCGCTGCCGGTGTCGATCACATCGCCCAGCGCGCGGATCAGCGCACCGAAGCTTTTGTTGGCGCACTGATCGCTCTGCATCTGGCGGGCACCGGTCAGGCCGTGGCGACCGGCCAGTTCGTTGATGCAGTGGTCGCGATACTCGGGCTCCAGAGCATCCACCCAAGATTCTTCCAGCCACGACGGCATTTCCTGATCACCGGACAGCCAGCGCTGCACACGCTTCAGCCAGCGGCCTGTAGCCTTCACGAATTCACCAACGTCGTTCAGACGCGCCAACTCATCAAAATCCGGAACCTTTGCCTGGACGACTTTCGCTGCTGGAACTCGCAGACAGATTTCCCGGCTCAGCGCTTGGGCGAAATCGTCCTGGCTCAAGCTAGTGCGTGCGATCTGGTTTTGAGCGTGCGCGACCAGAACCTGATCACGGGTTTGCGCGGTGTGTCTTGGACTGGACGTTTCCATGGAGACTGCTCTCTTCTAATCTGGCTTCAACGGATTGGCGGACAGGGATGTCGCTAGGCGGCCATCTCGGCCCAAGGAAACGACGGACACAGCTTTTCTTTTTTGAAAGCACCTTCGGTCAGCGCCTCCGCTCGCTTGGCAATAACCGGAGACATGCCGTGCTTTCCCCGAACCCAGCCGGAAACGGTGCTTTGATCAACCTTGAGCTTCTCGGCGGTGGCCTCCTGGGTGCCGAAGTAGTCAACGAGCCCCTTGTAAATTGCGTTCATAATGCCCCTCCATACGGGAATACCCATATGTTAGTTTATGGGAATACCGATTTGCAAGGGTATGGGAGCGCCCGTAATACTTCGCGAATGGAATTCAAAGACCGACTCAAAGCAGCCCGCCGCCACGCCAAGCTCAATCAGACTGAGCTCGCAGAGCGCGCCGGCCTCACGCAGACCTCAATTTCCGATTTGGAGAGGGGTAAATCGAAAGCGACTGCATTCGCAGCTCAGATCGCCTCAGTTTGTGGTGTCTCCCCTATGTGGCTCGCAGAGGGCGTCGGCGACATGCTCAAGGGCGTGCCTGATCATCAGGCTGAATCCATCCAGCCCAGCGTGAAACTTGGCACCATCGAGACCTGGGACGACGAAACACCGCTCGATGACGACGAGGTCTACGTCCCCTTCCTTCACGAAGTCGAGCTGGCGGCCGGATCAGGCAGGTTCGCGATCGAGGAAAACGCCAACTCACGTCTGCGCTTCAACAAAAAGGACCTGCGCCACAACGGCGTTCAGTTCAGCAACGCTAAATGCGTCAAGGTCGGCGGTAACAGCATGGTGCCCGTGTTGCGCGACGGCGCCACGGTTGGTGTGAATGTCGGCAAGAACTCACTGAGTGATATCGTCGACGGCGAGATGTATGCCATCAACCACAACGGGCAGCTTCGCGTGAAGCAGGTCTACCGCATCCCAATCGGCCTCCGCCTGCGCAGCTTCAACCGTGACGAGCACCCGGACGAGGACTACACGTTCCAGCAAATCCAAGAGCAGCAGATCTCGATACTTGGGCATGTATTCTGGTGGGCTATGTACTCTCGCTGATGGACCGGGAAAAAAATCTCGCAACGACTATGCTCATAACTCCTCATGATTTGATAGCTCACCTCCCATTTGGTGGGCTTTTTTCTGCGCGCGATAACCGTCTTCTGCAAGGCGGATTAATCGGTATCCGTGCAGAGTGCATGCCCTCACCTCGCCATCAGCTCAGCGAAATGCTTGAAATCGTTAAGTCTTTTTATTTCGGGCAGTTGGCACAGAAGATGCCCTTACTACTGGGAGAACGTGAACCGCAGCCGGAGAGCTGCTGACGCTAACCTGTGATAGATGAGGCATATAAAAATGAACGCTATTGACCTTCTCAAAGCCGACCACGAAAAAGTAAAGAGCATTCTGAGCCAGCTGAGCGAATCCACTGACCGCGCTCTGAAAAAACGTGTCGAGCTGCTCGATAAGCTGGAGATGGAGATTACTATCCATACCCAGCTTGAAGAGCAGATCCTCTACCCCGCCTTTAAAGAAGCGGGGGGCAAAGAGGAGGATGAAATGTACTACGAGGCGAAGGAAGAACACCGCACAGTGGACTCCCTGGTGCTCCCAGATCTGAAAGGCACTGCCCCTTCAACACCCGAGTTCGCCGGCCGGGTAAAGGTGGTGAAGGAGTTGCTCGAGCATCACATCGAGGAAGAGGAAACCGAGATGTTTCCGAAGGCCAAGAAGCTGCTGGGCAAGGCGAAACTCGATGAACTGGGTGAACAAATGGAAGTGATGAAAACTTCGCTGAAAAAAAGCCTAGCTAACGGCGACATGGCGGCCTGAAGTGATCTCAGCCGAACGTTGACCTTGGAGCCCGGCCCAGTGCCGGGCTTCCTGTATCTCCCCTCCTACGTTCCGCCTCCGAGCCCTTCAGTTGCTTGAGCGAACCTCGTGCCAGCTTCTCTGACTAACTGGCGCCACTCGCCGGCAGTAATCAGTCCTTCCTGCTCCATGGCGTCTGCCATTTTGAGCAACTCATCGTACTGCTCTTCGGCGTCCATTCTGATTTTGGGCTCCTCCAGCAGCTTGTGCCACGCAGACAGTGCTTTTTGTTTCTCTTCGACTCTCATGGCGATTCACCTAATGGAATGTGAGTCGGTAGAGGACGGGCACGAGATGAGTGTTCAATGGCAGCGACTGACGGCGCTGTTGATGGTGGCGCTGCGCCACGGGTGGTAAAATTTCAGCTCAATTGATGGAGGGATCCGATGAAAGCAAAACTCACCATTTTCCTGCTCGCAGCCTGCGTCGCGGGCTCAGCTATAGCTGCCAAGAAGGCCTCTGAGCCAGCGCCATGGAACCAGGAGCCGGACAGCTTCATGGGCGTCAAGTTTGACCAAAAATTTGTTTATTCGGTACCCGAGTGCCCTGCGGGTTATGAGATCCCGAAAGAAATGTGTCGTGGAACGCCGTATCAGGGCTATTACTCCACCAAGGGCGCGCCCTCTATCGGTATAGGTTACGGGCTTTCTGTAATGGCGAAGAGCGGACCAGTTGACTCCTTCTACTTGACCACATCCTCCGATAATTATCTGCAACTGGTGCAGCTATTTATCACCAAATACGGTCAGCCAATGAAGCGCTCAACAGAGCTTGTAAAAACAAAAGGCGGTGCTTCATTCACCAATGAAAATCTCATCTGGCGAGGGAAAAAGATAGAAATCGCCATCGAGAAATACAGTGGTGACATCAACACAAGCTCGGCCACGCTGAAAACTCTCGCCTCAAAGACAAAAGCAGTGCAGGACATTGACGAAAAAATCCAAAGCGCCGCCGGTAAGCTGTAACGAGCCAACTGACAATCCTTTTCGCTGATAAGGGAAGCCCGCCCACGCGGGCTTTTTTTCGCCCGCAGATATGGGACAAACTGAATATTATGGGATTACCCATTGACATAAAATATGGGCATACCTATATTTACACCCAAGCCAAAGCAATAACGGCCCAGCAGCGAAAGCCGCGCCGTTCTTTAACAACCCGCGCCATAAACGATTACCCGGCTCACGCTGGGAGGTCAGCCCCGGCCACACCTGTGGGGCGAGATGAAGTCAGGTGAACAAAATCGCGCTGCCACTACTGGCGACCGGCGATCCGATAGCCCCGAAAGGCTACCAACGCGCAGAACTGCGACGGCGGACGAGGTGTTGACCGAACTGGCGAATGACCTGGTAGGAGGCGCGAGCAATACCGATAGATTTACTGATGCCGCTTTTCTGAGCGGCATCAGTCCACAGCGCAGAGCCCTCCTTGCCCTGAATCTTGAATAAAGGGGACAGTCAGGGAGAGCTCTGCGGTGTGGATTGAATCGACCGAGTAGAAAAATTGAATTAGCCAGTTGCCCGCCCGGTCAAGAATTATGAACGCAGAAAATCTGACGAGGTGACAGCAATGACTATCCAAGCAGAGACGCTCGTACAACTGACCGAAGCGCTCCAAGAGCGAGGCATGAATCTGGTTTCAGATGTTCACTTCACTCGCGCGCCATACCGGGAAGATCACCGCTGGATTTGCATCGTAGAGTGACCATGCTCGTTGCCGGCGTCTCGGACAATCAATCCACCGCCGGCCCCACTACCCCGCTACGCCTTTTCCCTTCCGCCCGACCCGCGCGCGATTCCCCTCTACGCCAAGAGACACTCACCGGAGCGGATAGCTGCAGTCAGGCCTTTTGGAGGATCAATGACGCAACTCCTTCGACTTGAGATGGTGCTACCGGCATGGTCAAATGAGTAATGGCCTTTTGCTACGGTAATCTCAATTGAAACAGAGTCGCGGAATCATCATATTTTTTTCGGCAATGACCTTGCTCTTTATCTTGGTACAGGTATGGCACACAAAATCTGGCCCGGAAGAGAAAAAGCAGGAGCGGGAGCGCCAACTCAAGGGGCTCGCGCTCATCATGAGTGTCCAGTCCGGAAAAGTATCCGACGATTCAACCCGCGTCGATTCTGTGACCTACAGCGATGAGGTCATGCGTATCTCTTACACACTCACAAAAGTTACGAAAGACGAAATGGATTCTGATGAATTCACCAAGGACGCAAGAGCGCTTGCAGCCTCTGCATTCTGTAATGAAAAAGGTTTAGGGCAGTTCGTGAAATCGGGGCTTTCCATTGACCTTCTCTACAAAGATTCAACAAGCTCACCGATAGTCGAGTTTCAGATAGGCAAGTCCGACTGCCTCTGAAGCCATCCCCAAAGCCCGCCTCTCTCGCGGGCTTTTTTCTGCGTGTCGCACCCTAATGAGTCCGCGCAGCTAGGCATCAATCTCCCGACCAATCTCGAATGCACTCCCCTCCGCGCCCAACGGCAGCCAGCGGAGCGAACGAGTGCATCCGAGTTTTGTTGGATCAACACCCCGCCACTCTGGAGGCGCCCATGTCAGCTTTGCGCAAGCACATCCCGGAAGACGACTTTCTCGACACGGAGGCAGGTCAGGTATGGCTGACCGAGTCGGTCGACGATTTGCTTTATCGGCGCCACGTCGAGGCGCCCAACCCTGTTGGGCGAAGCAAGGTCCTGGTGAGCGCTGACCACTTACCAGAGGCGCTGGCTGATCACATGGCCGCGAACCCAGATCCCGATCGGTACATCGAGAAAATCCTGATCGAACTGATCTGTCGCGGGGATGGCGGTGTACTGCACAAGTGGGCCATTGAAGCCGTCGGCGGTGATCCACAGATCGTCCGGCGGCTCGCCAGCGACCTGGTCGCGGTGCACGCCAACGAATTCCGAAATGCCAAGCAAGAAAGCGATCGCGTAGAGCGGGAGTGTGGGTTTTGAGCCCTCACATACTGATCGACCAGGCCATTGATGGAGTGTCGACACCCGCCGGCGAAGAAGACATCAGCCTGCTGGTACAGGCGCTGATCACCCGACTCTTCACCGACGGCGCAATCACCACTGACGAGTTCAACCACTACTGCAAACGCCTGCGTGACACCTGTCAGCGGCGCAAGGAGGACGCATGAGTACGGCGCCGGTTAAATCGCTGATCGACGAGCAGCCTGAGGACATCGAACACAAGATTGTTCTGCTCGGCTTCGGCCTTCCCTTCAACGAGGTCATTGGTCGCAAGCGCGAGGATCTGGTCGCCAATCTCCCGCAGCGCCTGGCGCCTTCCATGAAGGGCAAGCGAATTGCGGTGAGAGTTCGGCCGTGACCGGTCGCCAATGGGCGCGCCGTCTGATCATCTGGCGCGGCGCGTTCTCTTCCCTCGGCGTTTTCACCTTCCTGATGCTGCTCAGCGCCCTCGCCGACCGCATCACTCAATAAACAAAGCATTCAATCGCTGCGCACCGCGCGGCAAGGAACAGTCATGTCCGCTCAAAGCGTTGCGCCGGTGGCGCACGACCGAAACCTCCACGTCCTTCCGCACGCAGCAACCAGCACCAGCGCCTTGGTACTGGACGGCGACAGCCTGGACAAGATGATGCGCCTGGCCGAAGTCATGGCCACCGGCCGCGCCACGCTGCCGAAGCACTTCAACGGCAACCCAGCGGATTGTCTGGCGGTCGTCATGCAGTCGATGCAGTGGAAGATGAACCCGTTCGCCGTGGCGCAGAAAACGCACTTGGTGAACGGCGTGCTGGGCTACGAAGCGCAGCTGGTAAACGCGGTGATCACTACCTGCGCACCGGTAGTAGATCGCCTGCACTACGAGTGGTACGGCGCTTGGGAAAAGGTGATCGGTAAATTCACCATCAAGAACGGCGACAAAGGTGAGTACCGCGTCCCGGGCTGGAAGCTTGAGGACGAGCAAGGTCTGGGCGTAAAGGTCTGGGCGACCTTCCGGGGCGAAGACGAGCCGCGCGTGCTTGAGCTGCTTCTGGCCCAGGCTCGCACCCGTAACAGCACCCTCTGGGCTGACGACCCTCGCCAGCAACTGGCGTACCTCGCCACCAAACGTTGGTCGCGCCTCTACTGCCCGGACGTGATCCTCGGCGTGTACAGCCCGGATGAGCTGGAAGAAACCGCACCGACCATTCGCGACGTATCACCGGCGCGCGGCGCAGCACCAGCAGAACTTCCGCCCTACCCCGACGAGAAGCTCGCGGAAAACCTTCCCAAATGGCAAACCGCGGTCGATGCCGGACGCTCCGCCCCTGATCACCTGATTGCAACCGTCAGCAGCAAATTCACCCTGAGCGAAGAGCAGATCGCCAAGATCAAAGCGCTCGCGCCGATTGAAGGAGACCACGAATGAAAATCCACAATGTCGCTCAGGGTTCCGAAGCCTGGCATGCACTCCGCGCCAACTACTTCACTGCTTCAGAAGCGCCGGCAATGATGGGCGCCTCGAAGCAGATGAAGCGCACCGAACTGCTGCACGCTAAAAAGACCGGGCTCGACCGGAACGTGTCGTGGTGGGTGCAGAAAAACCTGTTCGATAAAGGCCACGAAGCCGAGGCACTTGCTCGGCCGATTCTAGAAGGACGAATTGGCGAGGACCTGTTTCCCGTCGTCGGCACCGAGGGTGATCTGCTCGCATCTCTCGATGGCTGCACAATCCTCGGCGACGTGTTGTTCGAACACAAAATGTGGAACGAGCAACTTGCTGCCGACGTTCGCGCCGGTACGCTGGATCCGCACTACTACTGGCAGCTTGAACAACAGCTGCTGGTGAGCGGCGCCGAGAAAGTAATTTTCGTCTGCTCCGACGGCACCGAGGAAAACTTCGTGTCGATGGAATACGCGCCGGTGCAAGGCCGCGCCGCAACGCTCGTCGCGGGCTGGAAACAGTTCCAAGCTGACCTGCTGGACTTCACCCCCGCCGAGGTGGTGCCGGAAGCCGTCGGCAAAACGCCGGAGTCATTGCCAGCGCTGCGCATCGAAGTGACCGGCATGGTCACCGCCAGCAACCTTGAGCAGTTCAAGGCTCACTCGCTGGCCGTTTTCGGTTCGATCAACACTGTGCTGGAAACCGATCAGCACTTCGCTGACGCCGAAAAAACGGTCAAGTGGTGTGGCGATGTCGAGGAGCGACTGGAAGCCGCCAAGCAGCACGCGCTGAGCCAAACCGAAAGCATTGACGCGCTGTTCCGCACCATTGACGAGATCAGCGCCGAGGCCCGCGCCAAGCGTCTGATGCTCGACAAACTGGTGAAGGCTCGCAAGCTCAGCATCCGTGAAGACATCGTCATGGATGCAGCCAAGGCGCTACAGGTCCACATCGACCAGATCAACGCTTCACTGGGCGGTAAAGCGCGCATGCCGGCGGTGCCTGCAGATTTCGCCGGAGCCATCAAAGGCAAAAAGACGATCAGCAGCCTGCGCGACTCTGCCGATTCTGAGCTGGCCCGGGCAAAGATTGCCGCCAGCCAGATCGGCGACAGCATCCGGAGCAACTTGGCCAGCCTGGACGAACTCGCAGCCGACTACATGTTCCTGTTCAACGACATTCAGCATCTGGTGATGAAAGCGAACGACGACCTGGTCGCGCTGATCAAGGTGCGGATCTCGGAACACCAGAAGGCGGAGGAGCAGAAAGCCGAAGCGCAGCGCGAGCAGATCCGCCAGCAGGAGCTGCAGCGAATTGCGGACGAGGCGAAAGCCAACACACCGGTTGAACCTGCACCAGTCAACAGCCCGGCACCGGTGAAAGCCGCCGCGCCGGTTCAGTCTGCATCGAAGCCAGCGACCACAACCGCGGTGCCGGCGAACCTGCAAGCTGAGGTGTTCGATCTGGAGGCGCTGATCCATGCCGTCGCAGGCGGTCATGTTCCAATCTCGGTTCTGACCGTGGACTGGGAGAAGCTCGACGCAATGGTCGAGGCCCAAGGCGACAAGTTCAGCATGGCCGGCGTGAGGCTGGTGAAGGTCGCAGCGTGAAACGAACCATCAACCGGGCGGCCACGCGCCGCCGACAGACCTGGCTTGACTTGCCGGCCAGCGGAATTGAAGAGGTAGGCCATGGCCAAGAGCAACGCGGAACGGTCAGAGAAGGCCGCGGCGAAGAGGAAGAGCCGCGGCGAAGTAGAGGTTCGGTTCCACACCCTGCCCGCTACGCGCCAAGCTCTTGCTGAGCTGATGGCCTGGAGCGGCATCGAGGAACAAGGTGAGGCAATCACGCTGATGATTCACCATCTACATGGCCTCGGCCCGGGTGGCGCCCTTCCCCTGCTCACCCCGCCGCAACACGAATACGTGATACCCGAAAACGTGTCGCGGAGGTTGAAGCTTGCCTATGAACGTGAAGCCCAGCGCATCGGGCACGACGAATAAGAAGCTTGTAACCCAAGTCCTATCAGTATGCCCCGGTAGCAGGCTCAAGAATTAGTCGATCGCTTTTCGAGTTCGATGTGTGACCAAATACGGCTACAGGCAATCATTTTCTCACGCCATGGCTTGATTCGGTCATCGAGAGATCCTTCGTGGTCATCCATAAAGCCTGCATGCAGTAGCGGTTGAAGATAAATAACATACTCAGCTGTGAACATTGCTACATACCACAGCATAAGCCGCTCACTTTCAGAAAGCTGAACACGCAAAACTCCTAGTGAAAACCGTTTAAAATCTTCACTTGATTGCTCTTTTAAAACGAACGCTAGTGCTAAAAACACGGAATCCAAAAAGAGCCCCATCGAAGGCCACTTGTCTTTTCTCCACTTTCTGAATGCGTCTTCAGCTGATTCGAAAATATCCATGTCGCTGTTATTTACTTGATCGCTAATGCGAACCCGCCGAGAAAGCGAGTCCCTTAGCTTCATAGCTGCATGATGCTGAGCCTGATGCCCATAGACGTACTCATCAGGTTGTGCTCCAACGTATGCAGTAGTGAGCATCTTTGTACTTTGGGCATTTTCATTCATCAGACCAATTAACTGAAACAGGCGCTGTTCTCGTAGCTGCTCTATGTGTCTCCTCTCGCCTTCTTCATTAGCTTCAACTTGAGTCCTGAGAGTATAAAGAATCGCAACGAAAGCAAAAAAAGACAATATAGGATTTAGAACTCCGCCGAAATAATCGCCAAACTGACCCCACTTATCTTGTTCTGAAAGAACATTAAGAGAAAACTCCCATATGTACCTACCCGCAACAATTACTATTACCGATAGCGCAGTAACTGTTACTAAAAACAAAACCTTATCAAGCTCCTTAAGCTTAGACATTCCTTTTTACCTTTCAAAATTTAACGACCCTACCTGACCCACTAAAAGAACGCCAGCCGGCGAGGATCCCCCATGGAAATCACTTACGGCTCGGTCTGCTCCGGCATCGAGGCGGCAACTCTTGCATGGAAGCCGCTCGGAATGAGCATGCCCCGTTTCGACGGGATTTGAATGGGCCTTCTCCTCCAAGAGAAGACCCAGCATATCAGCCAAATTTTACATCGCTACCGCCGATCATCCTGGCCAGAGCCGGAGCAGTGCAGCAATCAAAGCTAATACAGCGATCAACACGTCAAGCCATTCACATACCTGCGCCATCCGACACCTCACCTCAATAGTTGTTTGGTCTCCTTGCCTGAGGGGATGTCGAACGCGCACTCATATTTTTTGACCGGCCGGTGACGGTCCGGCGAGGATCCCCTATGTCCGCACAACAGAAATTGCCTCAGTTCATACATGGCCAGCCGAGCATGGGCCTGCCGTTCGAAAAGGAACTGGTGGTCGACCTGTTCGCCGGCGGTGGCGGCGCCAGCACTGGCATCGCTCGGGCATACCGTGAGCCGGACGTGGCGGTGAACCACAACCCAATCGCCTTGGCTGTGCACCGCGCCAATCACCCGAACACAGCGCATTACGTCGCGGACGTGTTCGAGGTGGATCCTCGCGAAGCAACGGGCGGCCAGCCGGTGGCAATCATTTGGGCCTCGCCCGATTGCCGTCACCACAGCAAGGCCAAAGGCGGCGCGCCACGCGATCGCGGCGTGCGCGGGTTGGCTTGGGTTGTAATTCGCTGGCTGTTCGTCACGAAGTCGCGCATGCTTTTCCTAGAAAACGTTGAAGAGTTCTGTGACTGGGGGCCGATCGACGATGACGGCCAGCCGATCAAGGCTGAGCGCGGCCGCACCTTCAAAGCATTCATCGCCGCGATCAGCACCGGCCTGCCCGCTGATCATCCGGACATGCCGGAGATAATCGAGGCGATCGGTGAGTTCGTGCCGGTGGAGGCTCTTGTGCGGGGGATGGGCTACAACGCTGAGTGGCGGGAGCGCATCGCGGCGAACTCCGGCACCCCGACCATCCGCAAGCGCCTTTACCTGGTGGCGCGCAGCGACGGGAAACCGATCGTCTGGCCGGCGCCAAAGCGCCACAAGCGGCCAGCAGCGAAACAATTGCCGTGGCGCTCCGCCGCCGAATGCATCGACTGGAGCAACCTCGGGCGCACGATATTCCGCGACAAACCAATGGCCGAGAACACCATGCGCCGCGTGGCCAGGGGCTGCTGGCGGCATGTACTGACCAGCGCGAAGCCTTTCATCGTGCCGATGCGAGGGACCTCATCGGCTCATACCAGCACACACGGTACTGACGAGGCGCTTTCCACGATCAGCGCGGGCGGAACTCACCACGCGCTAGTGCAGCCAGTTGCGGCGCCGTTCCTCACCGAGTGCGCCAACGGATCAGCACAGCGCAATTTCGACGTGCAGGAGCCGCTGCACACGCAGGTCGCCCAGGTCAAAGGCGGACACTTCGCGATGGCGGCGGCGCATATGACCGCGTTCGGGCAGAACGCCGCGGGCAGCTCACCCGACGATCCAACTCAGACTGTGCTGGCCGGCGCCGCACGTCACGGCATCGTCACAGCGTTCTTCGAGCAGGCGAATGGCGGTTTCTACAAAGGCGACGGCCGAGCGGCTTACGATCCGATATCGACCATCTGCCAGTCCGGCGCCAACCAGCGGCTGGTTAGCGCATACTTGGTGAAGTATTACGGCAACGAGAAGGACGGCATCTCGCTAAATGAGCCGATGCACACGCTGCCGACGAAAGATCGCGTCGCGGTTGTCGAGACGGTGCAGGTTCCCGACACGCTGACTCCCGAGCAGATGGAAGGCGCCCGCCGCTGCGCCGCCTTCATGCATAAGTATCTGCCGGAGCACTTCAAAGACCCCGCCGAAATGGTCATGGTCGGCGGCTACGTGCTGATCGATATCACGCTGCGCATGCTGCAACCGCCTGAACTAAAAGCAGCGCAAGGCTTCGACAAGGATTACATCATTGATCGAGGCCTGTTCGTCGACCCGGTCACCAGCGCCGAGGAGTGGCGCGACATCAAGAAAGTCGACCAAGTACGCCTGATCGGTAACAGTGTCTGCCCAGATGAAGCCGAGGCTCTGGTCGCCGCGAACGCCGCTGACATCATCGAGCTTTATCAACGCCTCGCTGCATGATCAAAGCGCCCAACGCTCGTTACCAGATTGGATGAATGGGTCGCGATCTGGATAGACCCGGCGCTGCTGAACAAGCCAGTGCCGCATTTGTTCAACATCAAACCGATGCCCCCCAGCTGTTCTCACTGCGAGAACTGAGCCGCTGACGTCATATCGTCCACAGCCGGAGCACTCAACGGACTTGCAGCCATCTGCAGATCCAGACTCTTGAGCTTCCGCGTCGCAGATGTAGCACTCCATAAGCACCTCAAATGTTTGTTTGCTGGACTTTGGTTAACGATCGATGTCGGTACTTGCCGACGGTTTATGCAAGCTTAATGAGATGGCCAAAAAAGCTCTCCTTTTTTGATCCGCTCTAGCTGTTCAGCTGTGAAATCAGAAATTGGCCTCGAGCGACCGACTACTTGCGTTTTTGTTGTTGAGAAATCTTCTCTCAAGTACTCAGTAACAAATCCATCTTTCACCCTCAGCTCTACCAGCTCGTATTTCATTGCTGCCGCCTCTTTGATCAGCGCGGGAAGCAGCGCTGTATCTCTTAAGCGTATCTGCTTTTCATAAAGTGAAAGGCGAGATACGTAATTAGTTGTGGCAACCCCTCACCCCCCTCCACCGCCCGGGCATGCCCCGGCATAGGACGCCCCATGCCCACAGAAAACAAACTGTCCGAGCCGCTGAAGGTCGAGCGCTTGACTGTGACCAAGCTGGTGATCACCGGTGCACCGCGGCTTGACCCGATTACCGTATTCCTCGAGGACTTCGGGCGGCGCGACTGCCCTACTGAATCCGACCCGAGCTATCAGACAGCCCAGGGCAAGATCACGGTCAATTGCTGGGACAACAGCTGGAACGCTTACTGGGGTGGCATGGGCCCGCGAACGGTTGCGGAGTTTGTCGCCGACTGTGATTGGCACTACGTCCTGAACTGCCTCGATCGCGGTATCAGTAGCACGCGGTTCAGCGGAAATGCCCTTCACGCCTTCGCGAAAAAGTGCATCGTCCAGCGCCGCCGGCAGCAGACCGGCCGACACGACTGGGAACTGGACGAGCTGAGCAAGGAGGAGGCGCGTGAACTCTGGCACGACATCGAGGTTCTGCGAAGCGTCGAGTCGCCGAACGAGTGCTGGCATCACGACAGGCTGCTGACTGAACTGTTCGGCGATGAGTGGCACTACCCGGTCAGCGACAAGGCTGTCGAGGAGAATCACGAATTCGCCTACCTGCGCAGAGTGGTTGAAGCAGTGCAGGCTGCGCTGCGCCAACCGCTGGAGCAGCGAGCAGCTTGAATCACGGCAACTGACTGTCGACCCATCGCTCAGCGGTGGCCAGCGCCTCGGCCAGCGCGCTTTGATAGTCCTCCCACGGGCCAGAAAGATCGGCGACAGTGTTAGCAAAGCCGGGCACTTCGCTGGCTTCGATGACATGAACACCGACGGGCACTTCGTCGTTCGGCTTGTCCCAGTCGAATTTAATGATCACTTCATGCCCTCGATATTCGTGGGCGATCGGCCTATCCAGGCTGTGGGACATGTCCTCTTCCTATAGGCACCCGTTGGCAAGAAGGTGATTTTCGACGAAATAGGACGCTTCGCATATCGAGGCAAAAAGCCACCCCTCACTCTACCGTCGGGTTCTCGCGATCAAGTGGACGCCCATCAAGCACCGGCATAGGGTCAACGGTCACTCCGGTTGCCGCTTTCAACCATGCGGTGTAAGCGGCGCTTTGCCGGGAGAACGCTTCATCCCAGACGCTTCCTGAGAGTTCACCGGCTACTACCAGCATCATCAATTGTGTGGTTGCAGCGTCGAGCTCTACGAGAAGAGCGTGCGATTGAAATCTGAAGTCGTCATCCAAAGTCATGGTAATTCTCGAAAGCGCGGATACGGCGTAGCAGGCTGGTTTTTGAAGCGCGATTCTCCTACCTGAAGTTTGGCATGTTCTTATACAAATACTAGTTATCTGTACAACTATTTTCCTGCGATCACATGTCAAGGATCGCTACACCCTCCCCCTTCAAAGTCAGCCGCTATAGCTGCAAGGACGAAGTCATGCCTGAAGAAAAACTCAAACTCCAGGTAGGCCGCACCTACCGAGCAAAGAAGCCAGCCAAGGCCGGTGATACCTGGAACCCATCGATCAACGACCGAACCATCACCTGGGTCGGTTCGTGTGAGGTTCAGTACGACGGCCCTTCGGTTGGGTTCGGCAAGCACTACCCGAAGGTAACCAAGGAGAAGTTTTTGGCTTGGGCCAGTCACGACGTAACTGATCAGCTTCCGCCAAACGAATACGCGAAATGGCCACCAGCCAAGGAGTCCGCATGAGCAACGTCAAGGAACGGCCGATCCTGTTCTCGGCGCCGATGGTGCGCGCCATTCTGGATGGCCGGAAGACGGTCACGCGGCGGCCGGTCAAAGGATTGTCGACCAGCTTCGCTGTGACAACCGCTGCTGACGAATCGCCCCTGAACGGCGTCTGCTGGAATGTCGGCGGCCCAATTATCCGCTGCCCATACGGCAAGCCCGGCGATCGGTTGTATGTCCGCGAAACGTTCAATCGCACCAATCCCGGTGGCGCGGAAGGCGTTTATTACTACCGCGCTGACGGTGAGTTCCCGAAGTCCATCGGCGGCGGGAAGTTCACCGACGCTGAATCATGGAAGCCTTCGATTCACATGCCGCGAGCAGCCAGCCGCATCCTGCTGGAGATCACCGACGTGCGCGTCGAGCGGCTGCAGGACATCAGCGAAGGCCAAGCAGTCGACGAAGGACTGATCTGGGAAGGCGTGAAGGACGGACAGACTTACTGGAACCATACTGACCACAGATATCCACCAGGTTCCCACCAGCAGCTCAGCGTTTCCGGAACCGACGCAGTGTCGGCCTTTCGCAATCTCTGGAAATCCACAGGCGGCGACTGGGAAGCAAACCCGTGGGTATGGGTCGTCGAGTTCAAGAGGGTTCAGCCATGATCTTCGCCCCGCTCTACATGGCCTACCTGATCTACAGGGGGCCGTGGCGATGACCGGAATGATCGGCGCCCGCGCGGCGCCGCCGAAGCACAAGAGCGTCGAGTGGTACACCCCGGCCTGGATATTCGACAGACTCGGGCTGCAGTTTGACCTCGACCCTTCCAGCCCGCACGACTTTGTGACGGCGGTACCGGCGAAGACGAAATACACCATCTTCGATGACGGCCTCTCGAAACCGTGGATAGGCCGAGTATGGATGAACCCGCCCTACGGTCCGGATACTGGGTTCTGGATGCGCCGGCTGATTGCTCATGGCGACGGCATCGCGCTGGTGTTCAGCCGTACGGATGCCGAGTGGTTTCAGGAAGCGATGGCCAGAGCTTCAGCGACCCTACTGATCAAAGGACGAATTGCCTTCGTGCCTGGCCATGAAAACAGCCACAAGAAGGGCCGCTCCGGCGCTGGTAGTGCAATGTTTGCCTTTGGCGATGAATGCGCGATCGCGCTGCAGGGTCTGGCGGATCTCGGGGTTCTGGTTCCCCGAATCGCCGCCTGGCCTGTTTTCGATGTAGCCCCTCCCCCAACTCAACAGCTTGCAGGTGTAGGGCGGGAGGAAATCGACTCACGAAAGTCCGTCGAACCAGCCTAAAACACGCATTGCTCTCGCATACGTTTTTTCATTCGCAAGAAACACCAACAGCAATAGACCGCTCCCTATAACGGTGAAAAGAACGCCACCCACTCCGTCGATGGCAATCAGAAACAAGCCCAACGCTAGGAATGCAGCACCAAGAGCTCCCATCACCCTTCGGCTCTGCTTCTGTTCGGGATACCTGCTGAACATCCATTTTCTCCACGTCAAGTAGCGCGTCCACCAACTGTAGACCAGGTGCGACCACTCAATACCCACCACCTTCTGCCGCCACGCGCGGCATGGAGCAATACCTCATGGAAACCGAAATCCTCTCTGACGAGGAGCTGGCCGAACTCACCGGCTACAAGGCCCGCGCATACCAGCGCCGCTGGCTGATTGATCGCCAGTGGGTGTTTGTCGAAAGTCGCGGTAAGCGCCCGCTGGTGGGGCGGATGTACGCCCGCATGAAGCTGGGCATGATCAGCCCCACCATCGCCGATCCGAACCCGCCGCCGGCCGCACCGGTATGGACACCTGATTATTCGCGAGTGAATTGATATGCGCCCCCGCAAGACCGAGCACCAGCACCTGCCCCCTCGAATGTACAAGCGATCCCGAAAGCGCAAAAACGGTAGTACGTGGACCGCATATTACTACCGCGACCTGCTCGGCAATGACATCCCCCTGGGCAAGGATCTCGATAAGGCCAGACTGAAGTGGGCCGAACTCGAAGCCAAGGAAAAACCGCTCGACCTGCGCACCATGAAGGGAATCTTCGATCGGTACATTCGCGATGTGGTGCCGAAGAAAGCACCGCGCACGCAGAAGGACAACCTGGCGGAGATCAAGCAGCTTCGGCCGATGTTCGATAGCGCCCCGATCGACTCGATCACGCCAGCAACGATTGCTGGCTACCGAGACGCGCGATCGGCAAAGGTCCGGGCCAACCGCGAGATCGCTACCCTCTCCCATATTTTCAACATTGCCCGGGAGTGGGGCCTGACAACAAAGGAAAACCCCTGCCAGGGGGTGCGCAAGAACAAGGAAACGCCGAGGGACTACTACGCAAATGATGTCGTTTGGGAGGCGGTATACAAGAAGGCAGCTCAGGAGCTTAAGGAAGCGATGGACCTGGCCTATCTGACCGGGCAAAGGCCGGCAGACGTGCTGGTTATGCGGAAGGATGATGTTGAAGGCGGATTTTTGACTGTTCAGCAGAACAAGACGCACAAGAAGCTGCGCATTCAGATGACGACCGCCGGAGAAGCGAACAGCCTGGGCATTCTGATCGCGGCAATCACAGAGCGGAACGCTGCGCACGTTTCGAGCTACCTGATCATCAACCGGAGCGGTAAACGGATGACGGCGACGATGCTGAGGAAGCGATGGGATGCCGCGCGGGAGAAGGCAAAGCTGGACGCTCTTGAGCAGGGAGACGAGCTGCTGGCAAAGAGGATCGGTGAATTCCAGTTCCGGGACATTCGACCGAAGGCGGCATCGGAGATCAGTGATGTGGGTGACGCCAGCCTGCTGCTCGGGCACACAAAAGGCGACATTACCGAGCGAGTTTATCGTCGCGTCGGCGCCATCGCCAAACCATCAAAATAGGCAAAAAATGCGTTCCATAACTCAAATCGCGCCCCTTGTAGAATGCGGTCTGTAGAGGTGCTGCAAAACAAAAGTATTGGAACGAAAAAGAGTCTGAGGCCGCGTATTCAGCGGCTTTCCATAGCGGTCTTGAAAACCGTCGACTGTAACAGGTCCATGAGTTCGAATCCCATCGCCTCCGCCATATTTGATACGACAAAGCCCTGATTATTCAGGGCTTTGTCGTTTCTGGCGTTTACGAAAATTTCTGCCTCTCGGTATGTGTTCCATCCTGATTCACTGTCTTTGCAACTGGTCGGAATAAACTCATGATCAAGGTTTTACCGCACAACGTACTCATGGAGCTTTCGGTGAAAGCCGATTCATACGGTTTAAAGCTGAGCGATCTTGCAGCCACTTGCGAAAAGTTCGATGTTGCACCGCAAGATGTGCTGAACGAATTGTCCATTGCCGTTGCGGAGGGCTATCTACAAGGATCCTTGATCTATTGTTTTTGCGACGGTGTTATGAATGGGATCATAAATGCCGTGGTTGAAGTGGGCATGACTGACGACATGCCTCAGCCCGCGTTCTCGCTTTACCAGGCGTTCGACCAAGGTGAATGGATCCGCAGTAACGATCCACCGGAGACTGACCCCAGTGAGAAGTACACGAAGCCGGTGGTCCAGGAAATAATGGCTGCCCTTGCAGGCTAGCTTTTACAGATTGAGCAATTTTCCGTTTTTACCTGGTAAAAAGCGTTGATCGAACGGCTGCTTCTACCCGTTTGCAGCCCTTCGCGACAGGCAGCAATCGGCTCGGACGCACTCCATTCCCATTGCCAACGGAAACCGACACACGTGTGCCAGTGTCCTCTTCTCCGCTCGCACACTGACCGCGAGCTAAAAGGCTAGTCAGGGCGCTCATGGAATTGAGCAAAAATATCCGCGATAAAATCCATGAAAACGATGGCTCGCTGGGGGAGCAGCCGATTAGCCAGGTAGACAATCTGGATCGGCACCGGTGGCGCCACGTATTCGTTAAGCAGCAATTGAAGATTGCCACTTCTCAGCCCTTCCTCATACAGCCATTGCGGCCCCTGCGCGATGCCCAGCCCTGCATTGACGTACTCACGAATCGCCTCAGGCGAGTTGACCCGCAGTCGTCCGGAGATCGGCACATCAATATCCTTGAACCGCCAGTGGGTTCCAGTGGACAGGAGGGTATAAATGAGGCAGTCGTGTTCCTTCAGGTCGTCTGGCGAAGAGGGAGTGCCTCGTTTCTCCAGATACGCGCGGCTGGCAACGCACACACGCTCGAACCATGCCAGTGGCCGGGCTCGCATTGCACTGTCTTCGAGGTGACCGATACGAATCGCGAGTTCTACCCCCTCGTCGACCAAATTGACGTAGCGATCATTGATTTGAAGATCGAGCGACAGTTCGGGGTAGCGCCCTAGAAAACTCGCGACGTGCGGTACGATGAAAGTGTGAGCCAATGCGGTCGGGCAAGCGACGCGCAGTAGCCCGGACGGCGCTACTTTTCCTCTCAGTGAGGACTCGGACTGTTCCACTGAATCCAGGATACGCCGCGCATCTGCGTAGTACCGTTCACCCTCGGGCGTGAGCATCAGCTTTCGTGTGGATCGGTGAAGCAGCCTGGTTTGCAAATGGTCTTCAAGCGCAG